TTCGGTCTGGAACTACCGGATCTTGGACCATCGATGATGAGTTCGAGGAGTTCGGAATGAATCCAGAGTTGGAGTTGTATTCTGACAAGGGTTTTGAAGCCGGATCTTACTTTACTGATCTAGCGTCTGCAATTAGTTGTTTGAATGATAGTCTCGAAGACACTGAGTACTTCTTGGGAGAAACCATTGCCTGCCAGAAAGCTTGTCCAAAAGTAATTAAGGATGAAGCTAGAAAGGCTGGTGATGCCAAGTTATGGACAGGTGGAGTAAAGCGTCGTTTGCAACAGATACATGCGCAAGAGTTGCTCAACTTAGAAAGTGGGAAAGCTCCAGTAAATGTTAGTTCATTGAAAGAGCAAGTAACATTAGTAAAGCGGAGAAAGAAGAAGAGTAAGTCCGAAAAAGCGTCATCTAAGTTAGAGTCTGGATTGCTGGTTTCAGGCACTAAGGTTGAGGATCCTTTGGATTTTCCCGAAGCAGCCGACAAGAAGCCCTCTTTGGTCTCGCGGGTTACCAATGGGAGGTCGGTGAAGAATTTACCGCAGGCGTTGGACTCCAAGAAGTCGGTCGATGTTCGCATCAAGGCTTTGGAGTCGGGGCAAAAGCTGTTTCTGGAGCGCTTCAAGGAGCAATTCGGGAACGGAATAGTCTTGCATTGTGGGAATTTCCCCCAAAAGGACCAGAAAATGAGCGAAGATCCTTGTTCCTTCAAGCCTCACGGTTTAGAAGTACCAATCCATCTGCTAAAAATGTCTCGACAGCAAGAGAAGCGTTACAACGCCATCTGTCACACACGAGCATTCCGAGCGGCTTGGAGAAGACTTACTTCAGAGGAATGTTGGGTCTTACGGAAGGCGACCTTAACTTACGTGTCATCGCCCACACCGAGCTCAACCCCATCAGTAGTCCGGGATTTCCTATGTCTAGAGTTGCCTCTAATAATCAGAAACTTCTCTGTGAATACGGAGAGTTCTTTATTGGGGCAGTGATAGAACGTATGAACCGGTTGAAAGATTTTGACTGTACACAAAACCTTTCTCCTATGCAGTTAGTACAGAGCGGCCTTTGTGATGCCGTTTCGATCTTCATAAAGGGGGATCCACACAAAATCACTAAAATCAATGAGGGAAGGCTGAGATTAATATTCTCAATGTCAGCTGTCGATAATTTGATCGCCAGAAAACTCTGTGCTTTGCAGAATAATACGGAGATTGCTTATTGGTCCTCACTGGCACATAAAGCGGGAATGGGACTGGATGATCCTGGTCTTCGAACAATCATTGAAAACGTTAAGAGTGGTGAGGCTTTAGGCCCCATTGCGGAAGCGGATATCAAGGGTTGGGATTGGAGTGTTCAATCCTGGGATCTCGAGGCAGATTGTGAAAGAAGAATTTATTTAAACTCATCACGTGGGACAGTTTTTGAGCGTATATTGCGTGCGCATTATTATTGTCTTGCCCGGAAAGTTATTGTGTTGTCTGATGGTACTATGTACCAACAGATGACACCCGGAATCATGCCTTCGGGTTGGTATAACACCTCAGCCACTAACTGCTTTGCCAGGTGCTTGAACCATGAACTGGTTGTAAATATGCACAATTCGTTGTTGAATC